GGCGCCTCGAGCGCTGCATCTACCACGCCGGCATCAAGAGCGGCGTCGCCCGCAATAACATCGCTACCAGGTGAGGTGTTATCCCCTCCAGCTTCGGCGTTAATCTCGGACATAGTAATCATCTCCATGTTTGCTGTGCTGCAGGTCTAGCGCCTGCCCTTCGTCCACCTCGTCGGCGACCCACTGGCGCAGCGTGCGAGCTGCGTCCTGTTGGCCAACCAGGTGGTATGTATTCGAGTTGCCGGTCATCACAGACCGGTCGATGCCAAACTCAGTCAGAGCTCGGTGCAGGAACCGCTTGAACTGCGGCATCTTCATGAGCTCGCGCAGGTCCTGCTTGCGGCCTGCGTCGACTATCTCGCGCTTGCGTTCCTCGGTAAGGCCTCCGCTCGGCCGCATCGAGTCAAGCCTGTCGACAATGGCGTTCACCCGCCCATGCCTCCAAGCAACTGCTCGAGGACCGGATCACCGGCCACCTCGGTCTGGCTCGCTGTCTGTGCCGCCTGGGCAACATCATTCATGGCGCCGCCTGCAGTAGCCGCCTGCTCAGCGGCCGCGGCCTGTTGGGCCTGAGCCGCCTGCTCGTCGACCTTCTTCTGCGCGTCGGCATCGCTCAGCAGGATGTCAGGCGCGGCGCCCTTGGCTGCGGCGTAGTCCTCGATGGCCTCGAAGGCGTTGAACTTGGCGGCCGCTTCCGGCCAGGCGCTCATGGCCAGGGTTGACGTGAACTGAGCGACTGACTCGAGGGCGGCCGTGCTGATGGCCTTCTGAGCTTGAGCCAGGACCGACACATACTCGACCTCGAGGGGCTGACCGCCACGGTCGGCGAGCGCAGCTGGCGGTGGCTTGATGATGCCAGCCCGGTTGCACAGGTCGAACACGCGGTCGATGACTGGGTCGAGGAGCTCGTTGCTGAGACGCTCGAGCACAGGGCCCAGCATCAGCAGCTTCTCCTCTCGACGCTCGAGCACCTCGGTCGCCGTTATCTGGCGCCGGTCGGACTCGACCATCATTAGGAATAGATCGGCGTAGAACGCACGGTCGATGCGCCCCTCCTTGTCCTTGATAGCCTCGGCCAATGCACTGATGTCAGGCTTGACCTGGTACACCGGCGCCAGCCCAGGACTGCCCGCGCTGCTCAGTTGCGACAGCCAATTGATGGCGCCAGCTATCAGGTTGACGCCGCCCTGCTTCAGCTTGGAATCGCCGACCAGCGGGGGGTTGTGCATCTTCTCGCGAGCCATAGCCAGGTCGAGCTCCTCAACCTGCAGGCCCTTGTTCGACGCCAGGCAGTCCAGACCGGGCCAGGCGCTCGCATAAGCCTCTTCCTCGGTGACGCTCCAGCGCGGACACATGAACGGCTGCTCGCGGAACCCTGACTCGCGCAGCGGCTGAATGTCGCCGTCCTTGCGTTGGTCGGCGCCGTTCATCGCCTTCTCGAAGTAGACCGACCGGAACGCGAAGTCTTTGGATACCTTGCTGCCGAACTTGCGGTCGTCGTTGGGTTCGATGGCGTGCACGACGGTGACTGGGATGTCATCCATGCCGTCGGCATGCTTCTGCTGCATCGCCGGCGACAGATTCTCAAGGCCGAACCGCTCAGCGGCCGCGGCCAGGCTTAACGTGAACTCACGATAGAGCGTGTCGACCTTGCGCTTGGAGTTGATGCCTACGCGATACGTGCCGACCGTCCATTGCTCGAATCGAACGATGTTCTCGAAGTCGTCAACGGCCAGCATGCAGGCGGTGCCGAATGCGCCGAGCTCCTGGTACATGGCGTACATTGTTTGGTAGAAGTTGGACTTGCCCAGGACCATCAGCATGGTTGACTGGGTTTCCTTGAGCCACATCTTGACCTCGGCGTTCTCGTCGAGATCGGGGTCACCAGTGGACAGTGAGAACCAGGGGCGAGCCGGAGACGTGATGCCAGCCATCATGCCGGCGGCTAATGTCTTGACGGCTTCCTTGGCTCGTTCGTTGTAGATGAGGTCGTTGCGGCCGCGGTGGCGTTGCTCAGCTGTCGTCGTGCCTTGGTCCCTGGTCAGGAACTTGCCACGGCTGCCAAGGACGAAGTCGGAGCAGTCCTCCCAGTCAGGGCGGCAATACTCGTATTCCACGTCGAGCGCAGCCGAGCGGCGCATGACGCGCTGGTAGAGGTTCTTTGGTGCCGTCGCCGATTGGACGGTTGCTGCAACCATCAGTACGGGGAGTTCGTCATGTCAGTGCCGGTGCCCGCACCACTCTTGGCGCCTGAGCTCAGGTCCGACAGGTCCTCATCGGCACCGATATGGTCAAGCAGACTGGGGTCTTTGAGGCCGCCGCCTGCTGCCTTGGCCCGCAGGCGCGCATCGCGCTCGGGTGTTTGACCTTGGGTCAGCGTGGTCGGCTCTGCGGCCGGTGCTGCGGCTGCGGCCGCCGGCGCGGCGGTAGCTGCGGGAGTTGCGACGGGTGCCGCTTGTTGTTGCTGTCCGAAGAAACACACGAGCTATGCCCCCAGCTTCTTCTTGCCGGTCGCCGCCTGGTCCTCTGGCGCAATGCCAGCGGCGCTAGTCAGGATGGTCGACTCGAACCCACCACCCGTGCCCGCCTTGCGGGGCGCGGTGCTCGCCTTGTTGTTCTTCGACGTGCTGGCGTCGGCAGGAGTCGGTGCCTCCGGCGCGGGAGGAGGAGGCGCTGGTGGTTCAGGTGGAGGAGTGGTCGCAACAGGAGCTGGCGCCGCTGGTTGCTGCTTGCCGAATATGCACATGTACGACACTCCAAGGTGTGTCTAGTGCCTTCTGCCGCGCTCAGCAGGTAACGGGTTGGCCTCGCGAGAGCCGTCTCACCAGCTCGAGGTCATGTCCGGCGCGAGTGTAGATCCAGTCGCGACCGGGAGACAAGGCCTATCGTGACCGCAGCCTGTCAAACGGATGCGGCGGCCGCTCGGGTGCCGGCGGCATCAGCTCGCCATCGCACCGCCTGCATCGCCCTGGGTTGTGGGCCCTGCCTCGAGCATGCTCGCTGGTGTCCTGCAGGCCGCAATCCTCACACTCGAGCTGAGTGCCTTCGTACTGGCGCCGGCCGTGGCTGTCCGCGTAGCTCAATGCTGCAGCCTCCTGGCTATCGGGTTATCTCGCCGACCTGGCGTGTCGCCTAACGCCTGGCGAGAGTGCTCCTGGTCGTTCAGCGCCGGCACCGGGTAGGCCAGCGTCAGGCCCAGGCAGTCCAGCGTGTTGGGACTGTGCCCCAGCAATACCTTCATGTCCTCCTTCGGCAGGAGTAGCTTCTTGCCGTCGGTGCGGCTGACGAGCTCGCACGCCAGCATCTCGTCGTAGAGCTCCTCCTCTTGCGCATCAAACGAGCCGCCCGATTGCAGCCAGTCAAGGATTTGCACGTGCATGTACGCACGCATGTTGACGCAGCCTGGATCAGGCGAAGCCCCACTGAACGCCACCAGGTTCCAACTGCGGCCCATTGACTCGCCGGCCGACACGATGCCCGTGCCGTAGCCCAGGTCGACGTTGACCATGGTCGCCCGGTACCGGTCCTCGTACATGGCAATCTGCGTGGCAACCCCTACGTCGTCGTTGTTCTTTGGCATGCGCTTGAGCACCTTGAAGCGCAGGCCCTGCCTGGCGGCGATGACGAGCTCGTCGTCACCTTCCCATGCCGGGTCGCACGAGATGCACACCGGCGCGAAGTTGAACTGGCCTGGCTCGAGGTGCCGACCGCTCGCGGCGTCGACCAGGTCTGCAGGGAACAATCCCTTGACCGACAGGTTGGGGAACATGCCGCGCACGCGAACCTTGAAGAAGTCGCTGTCGACGCCGTACTGCTCAGCCCATCGAGCGAACAGCTTCTTGTTGGTGCCTGGCACATCACGTGAGTCGACGTGGATGTGATGCCAATACTTGCCGTGCTTACGGAAGCACTCGCGAAAACGGCCGGTGGCTCGTGTCGGGTTGCCGAATGCTATCCAGATGATCTCGGTGAACTCGTCGGTCATTGCCCCCTCGACGACTTCCCACACGCCGTCGTCGATGTTCGAAGCCTCATCCATGATCACGACGATACGGTTACGCTTGTTGTGCAACCCCTGGAATGCGTCGGTGTTGTGCGAGCTCCACGGGGTGAAGTCGAGGCGCCAGCGGATAGCGCTGTCAGGATGAACCGCGGCCACTCGCGTCGTGGTGCCATTGAACCAGTGCGCCGTCGCGCTCATGGCGAACCACTTCTGCACCTCAGGGCTGGTCTTGGTGCGCAGCTGGCCGTCGGTGTTGGCCGTGACCAGGATGCGCGTGTCAACGCAGGTCGACATAGCCCAGTTGCTTATCATGCTGATTAGCGCGGACTTGCCAGGCCCGTGCCCGCTTGCCACCGCAATCATGCAGGGCTCGTGCACCGTATCCGGGTTACTTAGGTGGCCCCCAATTATCTGGGCGATATTTCGCTGCCAGTCCTTGAAGTGCTCCCGCTCGAGAATGCCTGGCTCGCCCCACGGGAACGCGCAGTCGATGAACTCCTCGGGGTTGTGCGTCGTGTCGAGACAGAAGTCGACCAGGTCCGCTTCGCCTGGTGGCAGTCCCAGGTCGTCGAGTGCCAGGTCGCGTGGCTCGAGCGCTTCGGCAAGCATCAGAAGATGCGGCTCATGCAGCGGGCGCCAGCTTGCACATCAAATGCCCGACGATAGGCGCCACTCTGTTGTTCTCGCGCCAGAGCAGGACGGCTGTCTCAGCCTGAGGTGTTTGCACGGCCAGCTCGACCAGCCGTTCGCGGCATTGCTCGACGGTGGCGTATGGCCCTCGGGTGTCCGCGACCTCGACGCACTCGCCCTCGCCGCCGACGAGGCACAGGAACATGACCGCCAAGAACATCAGCTGCGGCGCCTGGGCCCGACGTGATGCGGTGGTGCGCCCTCGTGCAGCTTGCGCCACGTTGCCTGGGGAATCCCCGTGCGAACATAGACACGCGGCGGTCCTTCTGCGAGCAGCTCGTTGTGCTGGGTAATGAGGTCAATTACCTCATCGGTGTTGCGTACGCGTGGATTGCGCTTACGAACCGCGCCGAACACTGCGCCCGGTGCTGTGAGCGCGGCAAGGCCTGCGCCAATGCGGGACAGGAAACTGCGGCGCCGGATGACTGAGGGTTGTCTCATGGCAGCACCGCCTTGGTCACCCGGTGCCCGTACTCGTCGCAGTAGGCAATCAATCGGTCGACGGCTTCGACGTGCGAGAACAACGAGCCCATGATGCCATCGACGGGCTGGTCGTTGACCGCCGGCAGTGGGTCGATGCCGTCGCCTGTCAGGTTCTGATACGCGGCTGCAAGGTCAATGCCTAGCGTAGTCAATCGTTCACTCTGCATTCTCATCGCGTCGCAGACCGTCCCGAGGGTCGGTGGCGGTGGCGGTGTCATGGTGTTAGCCAGGCCGGTGGCCGCCTGGCGCTGGGCTGACTCTGCGAACAGCTCGCGACTCTGCGCAATCGTTGGCATGTCCTCCACCTCGGCGGCGCGCTTCTCGGGGAACTCGTCGGTGCCTGGGCTGCCTGGGCGCGGGTCATATCCGAAGCGCCTCGGATGCGCCTCGCATGCCGCGTACGGTGATACCTCGCACGTGCACCGCGGTGCGTTGAGAAGGCCGCGAGTCTCTGTCGGGTTCACCTCGGGAACATTCGGGTCACTGGTAGGGCCGGCGGTTTTGTTTGTTTCAGTTCGTTGGTCGCTCATTGTCATCGTCTCCGTTGTTGCTCTGCGCCGCCTGTTTACGCCTGGCGAACGCCTCGCGGATGTTGAGCTTGTGCTCATGCACCACGCTCTCTTGGAAGGCCTTCACGTCTACGTGCTTGCCCAGTAATTCGAGAACCCGCAGCCGACTCTCGGCCTTGGTTTTGGTGATCGTGACGTCGAGCTCCTCGCCCAACTGGGTTGTGTCGATGCCTGCGACCAGACCCTTGCGCCACACCTCCGGCCATTCATGAACCGGGAGCAGTCGACCTGACTCCTCGTCGTACAGATCAGCCAGGTCAGCCTCGACCATCTCGGCCAGGCGGTCGAGCACGAGCTCCTTGTTGGCTGCGACTTTGGGGGCCACCAATATGTTGGCCTCCAGGTAAACCGCGTTGATGGCCTGCAGCACGCCGACCGTCTTGGTATACGCCGGGACGTGCTTGCCCTTGAGCCCCATCTCCCGAAGCGCACCAGTGACGTTGCCGCCACAATTGACGAACGCACGCACGTACTGCTGATGCCTGACTGGTAGTGCCGCGATAAGCGCGGCTGACGTGGGCACTGGCTAGTACGTCCGCGGTGCTTCTTGGATGACGTAACAACAAGTCATCTCCCCTGACGTCCATGACGTCTGGGCGACACGCAGCCACGGGTAGAACTCGCCGGCCGCGATGGAGCCGTCCGGCCCGTACAGCGTGTCAAGCACGCGCCAATTGACCTGGTTAACCGAGCCCTGCAGTTGGATGGTGGCCGTGAAGGTCCCGATCGTCTGCATCGTGTAGCGCGTACCGTACCCTCTAAACGCCGTGCCGTTGACCGGTGCTACACCAGCATTCTCCAGCGCGCATATTGTGTTCAAGTTCATCTCTTAGACCTGTTGCGTCGATATCTCACCAGCGCCGAGTCTACGCCCGACGGTGTGAGCGGTGCCAGCACAGATGTGACCAGTCATCGGGTTTGCCGACCCAGGAGATTCGCGTACCCCGCACGACGCAGCCCACGCCAGGCCGACATCCGTGCAGCTACCCCTCCGCGATGATGGCAGGCATAAGACCCTATGCGCTGTCTTTCCCGGAACGCATACGCGGCCCCATCGCCAAATTTCACCAGGCGGATGTATTTGCCTGTCCTCGTCTTGAGACGGCGCCTAGACCCCAGTTGAGAGCGCACCAGGATAACGCTTCTCGAGCTCACCGGTAGAACCCCCTGAAGCCAGGCCGAGTGCGCGCAATCGAGCTCGGCCCTACGCTGGTTGGCGCCCGGTCCTCGCACAAATCAGCCCAGGTTAGCCCCGCGGCCGCGAGCACTTCATCAGTCGTACAGCCTGAGAAGCATCGCAGCACAACATCCTGGTTGCGCCCTCGAGACACGTGAAGCGATGGGTTCTTGTCACCGTTGGCGTGCGTCGGCCCTGGGCAGTTGGTCGTGTAGTCATCGGGGTTGCCGCGGCGCAGCGGGAGTACCTGGCGCATGCGGGTCATCTTATCCAATACCCCAGCTCCACCGGTCAGACGTGCCATTCAGTCGACAACAAAATCGATTAGCCTGCCAGGAGCGGAGCTCAGCCAGCGGCGTGCGGTTGCCACCGACGAAGACCCAATGCCAATAGCCCCATCGCTTGCGGATATGCGGCCGCTCGTTGCCTAGAGCGCGCTGTTTCATCTGACTTGCATCGCTCACTTCATCACCTCCATTTATCAATCAGTTCTTCAAGTGTCAGTGTCATCGTCATGTTCATCGTCTCCGTTGTTTGCTGGGTAGGACGTAGGACCTCAAGTGCGTTTCCCTTATAGGGGGCTGTTCAGCAGGGTAATCACCCCATACGCGGGTTGCGGACCCTGAATACACCTAAGGTCTTGTAATATAGAGAAACAGGTCCTACGTCCTACCTACTAGTATATGAATCAAGGTGTTACCTAACAATTGAGGTCCTTTTCAGAGGTCCACCCCAGGTCCACCCCTTTTTTCATGAGGTCCACCCCTTTGCTGAGGTCCACCCCATCGGTGTACGTGGTCCATGAGCGCCTTATTGTCGCGGTGGCTCATGAGTCACACTCCTCCGCCTCTCGTTTTGCCGGGAGCTCCGCATGCCCGCCAGTGAATTTAAGGATGCGCACCTCGGGGTCAGCATGTAGCCTTCTATCAGCGCGTAGATGCGCGCACTATCGCCATTGGCCACGGTAGGGACCATACCCATGGCCGTGACTTCGGCGGCCCTCCTGGTGTCGGCGTACACGTGGCTCTGCCCCTCTGTTATCACAATGTAGTTGCGGTCCCGCTTGTCGGTTATTTCTCTCATTGTCGTCTCCGTTGGTTATAGCGTGATGTCTGTCTCGCCGGTCATCACCTTGTGGGGCCGTGGTACGAACCATTTGGTGACCCCCTTCATCGTCTTCTTGTTGCCTTCGCCGTAGCGACGCATCAGCGCCTGGCCACACTGCGTCTGCGCAGCTCGCAGCCCGGTGGGCAGGCGGCCGCCGTGCACGTGAGTCATCACCTCGGTGGTGGTCATCCATCGTCGGCTCGCGTCCTTGACGGTGTCATCGAAGTACAGCTCGAGCAGCTCGTCGTATGGCGTGCGCTGAACGTGCTTCTGTTCGTTGCGCTCTGCGAGCTCGCGCAGCTCCGGCTCGTCCAGGTAGAACAGTTCGCCATCCTCGAGCAGCTGCTTGAC